TCGACGGGCGCTGGGACAATGCGCAGGTCGAGCTGTGGCGCGTGAACTGGGCCGACACCGGCCAGCGCGTGCTCTTGCGCCGCGGTGCGGTGGGCCAGATCCGGCGCGGGCGGATGGCCTTTGTCGCCGAGGTCCGCAGTCTGGCACATGTGCTGGGCCAGACCGTCGGGCGGACGTTCCAGACGAACTGCGATGCAGAACTTGGTGATGCGCGCTGCGGCGTCGATCTGGAGAACGCCGTCTACAAGGGGAATGGCGTGGTCACTGATCTTTTGCGCGACCGGGCGTTCCGGGCCTCAGGGCTGGCCGGGTTCGAGGCAGGGTGGTTCGCCTTTGGCACCCTGACCTGGACCAGCGGGGCCAATGCCGGGCGCATCGCCGAGGTGCTGGAACATGGCCTGTCCGATACCATCGTGACGCTGACCCTGCTGGAAGCGCCGGTGCGCGCCATCGCTGCGGGCGACAGTTTCATCGCCCGCGCTGGCTGCGACAAGCGCATCGCCACCTGCACGGGCAAGTTCGCCAACACGGTCAGTTTCCGGGGCTTCCCGCATATCCCAGGGCAAGACGCGGTCCTCAGATATGCATCGCAAGATGGCAGCCATGAGGGAGAAGTCCTGTGATGACCGCCGATCCCGCCCTTGTCATCGCCACCGCCCGCCGCTGGCTCGGCACGCCCTATCACGATCAGGCCAGCCTCTGCGGGGTTGGCTGCGATTGTCTGGGTCTTGCGCGCGGCGTCTGGCGCGAGGTGGTGGGGGACGAGCCCTTCCCGATCCCGCCCTACAGCCGGGACTGGGGTGAGACGGGCCCGCGCGAGGTGCTGGCAGAGGGTGCCCGCGCGATGATGCCGGAAATCACCCCCGACAAGGCCGGTCCCGGCGCGCTGGTGCTCTTTCGCATGGCCCCCCGCGCCATCGCCAAACATGTCGGGATCCTGACCAGACCCCAAAGCTTCATCCACGCCTATGAGCACCTTGGCGTGATCGAGCAACCGCTCACCCCAAGCTGGCGGCGGCGCATCGCCTTCGCCTTCCTGTTCCCGCGCTCCAGCAACATCTGAGTGTTTCATCATGGCAACCCTTGTTCTTGGCGCCGTCGGCACCGCCATTGGCGGCAGCATCGGCGGCACCATCCTCGGCGTGAGCGCCGCCACCATCGGTGGCTTTGTCGGCTCCTCCATCGGGTCGGTGGTCGACACCTGGATCGTGTCGTCGCTGGCCCCCGCCCAACGCATCGAAGGGCAGCGCCTCGACAGTCTGCGCATCACCTCCTCGACCGAAGGCGCCGTGATCCCGCGCCTCTTTGGCCGGATGCGCATCGGCGGCAATATCATCTGGGCCACGGATTTCCGCGAGGAGACAAAGACCAGCCGTCAGGGTGGCGGCAAGGGCGGCGGGCCACGGGTCACCACCACCGAGTTTCTCTACTTTGCCTCGTTTGCTGTCGCCTTGTCCGAAGGTCCGATCACCGGCATCGGGCGCATCTGGGCCGATGGCAAACCGATGGATCTCTCGGGCGTCACCTGGCGCTGGTATCCCGGCGACGAGGCGCAGGAGCCCGATCCCTTTATCGCGGCGAAGATGGGAGCGGCAAATACCCCTGCCTATCGCGGCACCGCCTATGTGGTCTTCGAGGAGGTGGCGCTTTCCGCCTTTGGCAACCGCCTGCCGCAGCTCTCCTTCGAGGTGTTTCGCCCCCTGGCCGATCCCGACACGGCCGAAGGGCTGGTCAAGGCTGTGACGATGATCCCGGCTTCGGGCGAGGTCATCTACGCCACCCAACCCGTCCGGCGGCTCTTTGGCCCGGGCGGGGCCACCCGCGCCGAAAATCTCAATGCTCTGCCGGAGACCTCCGATATCACCGTGGCGCTCGACCGGCTGCAAGCCTCGGTCCCGGGCATCGAGAGCGTCAGCCTCGTGGTGGCCTGGTTCGGCGATGACCTGCGGGCCGGGCAGTGCAGGATCCGCCCCGGCGTGGAACTGCCCGTCAAGATCACCACGCCCGTCACCTGGTCGGTGAATGGCGTGAGCCGCACCAACGCCCTGCTTGTCAGCCGCGATGTCGACGATCGCCCGGTCTTCGGCGGCACCCCGGCGGATTTCGCGGTGGTTCAGGCGATCCGGGAGGTCCGGGCGCGCGGGCTGCGGGTGACGTTTTATCCCTTCCTCTTGATGGATGTGCCGCCCGACAACAGCCTGCCCGACCCCTATTCGGATGATGAAGCGGTGACGGGCCAGCCAGCGTTCCCCTGGCGCGGCCGGATCACCTCCTCGCCTGCGGCGGGGTTTGCTGGATCGGTGGATAAGACCAGCGCCGCCGCAGCACAGGTCGCGGCCTTCTTTGGCAGTGCGACCCCGGCCAGTTTCAGCCTGTCTGGGGATGCTGTCCGCTGGGCCGGGCCCGTGGACGACTGGGGCCTGCGCCGCATGATCCTGCATTATGCGCATCTCTGCGCGGTGGCGGGCGGGGTCGATGCCTTCCTGATCGGCTCGGAGATGCCCGGCCTCACCACGATCCGCTCTGGCCCGTCCACCTATCCCGCCGTGCAGGCCTACCGAGACCTGGCGGGCGATGTGCGCGCCATTCTGGGCGCGGGCACCGCGATCAGCTATGCCGCCGACTGGTCGGAATACTTTGGGCATCAGCCGCAGGACGGATCGGGCGATGTGTATTTCCACCTCGATCCGCTCTGGTCAGACGCCAATATCGATTTCATCGGCATCGATAACTACTTGCCGATCTCGGACTGGCGCGACGGGTTTGATCATGCCGACGCGGCCGAGGGCTGGCCCGCCATCTACGACCGGGCATACCTGCAGGGGAACATCACCGGCGGCGAAGGGTTCGACTGGTTCTACACCAACCCAGCCGACCGCGCGGCGCAGATCCGGACGCCCATTACCGATGGCGGCGAGGACAAACCATGGGTCTTCCGCTTCAAGGACCTGCACAGCTGGTGGCAAAACCCGCATGTCAACCGGCCCGGTGGGGTGGAAAGTGGCACACCGACGGCGTGGGTGCCGCAGTCCAAGCCGATCTGGTTCACCGAACTGGGCTGCCCGGCGATTGATCGCGGCACCAACCAGCCGAACGTGTTCGTCGATCCAAAGTCCTCGGAAAGCCGGGTGCCGCACTTTTCCCGCGGCTGGCGCGATGATGCGATCCAGCGGGCCTATCTCGAGGCCAGCTATCTCTGGTGGGGTGCCGAGGCGAACAACCCGGCCTCCCCCGTCTATGGCGGCCCGATGGTGCATCTGCCCGGCTGCGCCGCCTGGACCTGGGATGCGCGGCCCTATCCGTTCTTTCCCGAACTGACCGATGTCTGGAGCGATGGCCCGAACTGGCGGCTGGGGCACTGGCTGACCGGGCGGCTGGGCGCTGTTTCTCTGGCAGCATTGGTGCGCCAGATCTGCCTGCGCGCCGGGCTGCCCGCAGCGCAGATCGACACCTCCGGTCTCTGGGGCGCGGTCGAGGGCTATGTCATTACCGCGCTGGAGGCCCCGCGTGCATCGATCGGCACCTTGGCACGGCATTTCGGGTTCGATGCGGTCGAGAGTGAGGGCCGCATCAAGTTCCTGATGCGCGGCCGGATCGCCAGCACCACCATCACGCCCGACAGCATGGTCGCCCCGGATTCCGCATCAGGCGATGTGATGGAGCTCACCCGCGCGCAGGAAACCGAACTGCCTCAAGCCCTCAAATGGCAGGTCGCCCGCGCCGACGAGGATTATGACGCAGCCCAGGTCGAGGCGCGGCGGATCACGGTGGACAGCACCCGCATCGCGTCTGAGGCGTTCCCGATCGCGGTGCCGCCCGAAGAGGCCGAGCGCCGCTGCCGCCGCGCGCTGATGGAGGCCTGGGTGGGACGGGAAGGTGCGGCCTTCCGCCTGCCGCCCTCCCAGCTGGCACTGGATCCGGCTGATGTGATCCTCTTGAGCCACGATGGCCGCCTGACCGAGATGCGCCTTGTGTCCATCGCCGACTCTGAGGCGCGCAGCATTGACGCCGTGCGCCAGGATCGGGCGGTCTATGACCTGCCACCCGGAGAGCGACGCCCGACCTCGCTCACAACACCAACGG